ATCAAAGACGGCGACTGCTTCGGACGCTGGGTTGTGATCGGCCCCCGCGAGATGAGAAGACGCGGGCAATGGCAACGGAGCGCTTACCCTTGCCGATGCCTCTGTCCGCTCGCCACCGAGCGCGTCGTGTTCGCCGATGACCTCCTCAGACATGACTCCCGCTCCTGCGGGTGCCTCGCCTTAGAGAACGTCCACAATCTGCGACGATCACACGGGCGAAGCGGCGAGCGCCTTTGGAACACATGGCGCTCAATGCTTGCCCGATGCAACAACCCGAACGCAGGCAGTTACGACAACTACGGCGGGCGCGGCATCACCGTCTGCCGTGAATGGCTAGACTATGAGGAATTCCGCGCCTGGGCGCTCGCCAATGGCTACGCCGACGACCTCTCCATTGACCGAATCAACAACGACGGCAATTACGAGGCGGACAACTGCCGGTGGGCGACGGACGGGACACAGCGCAGGAACAGTCGTAGAACGCACCTTCTGACAGCCTTCGGGGAAACCAAGTGCTGTCAAGACTGGGCCGCTGACCGTCGCTGCACTGTGTCCTACACGGGATTGATGAAACGCCTGCGGCTGGGGTGGGAAGCTGAGGCTGCTATTGGGTCCCCTGTGCAGGAGGGCAAGAGATGATCTACCGCACCAAGCCCGCCGCCGTCAGTGTCACCGACCCCGCCGCCGCGCTGTCCTGGGCACAAGAGCACCTGCCGGACGCCGTGACCCTCCACCTGGACAAGAAGGCCCTCAGCGACCGCCTGACGGCCACGGGGGAGGCCCTGCCGTTCGCCGCCTTCCAGCCCGCCGAGGAGGTGTTTTACATCAAGTGATTGATCAAGTGATTGGCGGGTCCGCTGCTAACCCCATTTTCCTAACCAGATTTCCGACCAGAAACCTACCGCCCAACCGGAAGCAAACCAATCACCGTTCGAGAAAGCAAACCGACCCGCACAAAGGAGACCGAGACAATGACACTCGACATCAGCGAAGACTTGATCACCGACGGGGCGCGCAAGACCCACCGCGTGATGGAGGACGGTGCCGCCTACAGCTTCGAGCAGGTCCGGGCTGCCTTCGTCGCCAGCATCACCGGAGTGCTCAATACCTTCCTCACCTACCCGGAGGGCGTCACGGGCGACTATCCCGAGTGCCGGCCTACCGAGTTCAACGAGGCGCTGGGCATCTTATAGGCAGCGAAAAGAAGCGCCGACCGGCCAACCTCTGGGAGCATAACAAAATTACGAAATTGGTTCTCGTGATTGCCCACGCCGGACCGACGACCAGGTGGTCCGGCGCCTCCTAGAACATGCACGAAGACCGGACCTTCCACGAGGAAAGGAAGAAAGGAACAAGAAGAATGACCATCGAGATCAGCGACGGCGACCTCGCCCAAGCAGCGGCCCGCTACCATCACTGCATGGTGGACAAGGACCAATACACCGTCGGCCAGGTCCGCCGCGCCCTGGAAGCCTATCTTCGCCACACCGCCTGCCACTTCGTCGAGAACGTCACCGAGTTCGAGTTCGAGCGCCCCGACGAGCTGGAAAAGGCGCTCCAGGCCGAGACGAGGGCCGAGAAGGGAAAGGCCGTATGAACCCTTCTGAAAAGGAGATCTCCAGGACCGCCCACGAAGCCCATGCTGTTATGGAGGACCGCGACCTCTACACGCCGGCCGAGGTGGAACGGGCGATCACCGCACTCGTGCCGACGTTCCTCAGCGACTTCCTCCAGGACGTCGAGGAATGGGCGCAGGGTCCGGTGGCATCGCGCCCGCCAGCCTTCAGCCATCAGTTGGAGGCGGCCAGGGCCTCCGTCGCGGGTGCCGAAAGCGCCCGTGCCTACAATCTGGGCGCTCAGTATGCGAGGAAACAGACAAGGAGGTTGAGTTAAGGCCAGAGGACGCGGAGCCAGGTCAACCGCTCTGGCTCCGCCCTCATCTGAAAGCTCTAGTAAAAGCTTGAGACCGTCACGAAAGCAAAATTACAAAAGCAAAAGAGAAGAAAGAAGAAGAGCATGAAAACCGCCTCGTTCTCGACAACCCCGATGGAGGGCCGGATCTCGATCGCGCGCCTGGCCCCGCGCCGGCATCCCGCCGGCTACCGCATCTTCTCGAAGCTCGCGCCCGGCAAGTGGTTCAACAGTGTCAGCGAGGAGGAGTACCGCGCCCTCTTCGCCGAGGAGGTCCTGAGCAAGCTGGACCCACAGGCAACGTGGGACGCGCTGCACGCCCTGGCCGAGCCGCATGAACCCATCCTGCTGTGCTGGGAGAAGCCGGGCGAATTTTGTCATCGCCGGCTCGTGGCGACCTGGTTCGAGCAGCATCTGGGGGTGATGGTTCCTGAGCTGTCTGTCGGCGATGTCAGCTCGGGGACAACCATCGCGCCGCTTCCGGCATTATTTGACGTCAAATAATGCGGCTCCTCCCGCCCGCTTCGGCGACGTCCACCTGCATGACAAAATTACGAAATTGCTCAACCGAATTGCTCGACCGACATGAGAAAATTAGAAAATTGGCTGACTTCCTCCGGGCGGCAGACCGAAAGGGGTCTGCCGCCCGGACACCGTAGGCAGCACAGAAAACCCATAAAAGTGTCTGTTGCGTACTGCCTAGAGTGCCTCAGCCGAATTTATCTCAGCCGACAGTGAAGGCGGTCCTGAGCCGCTGCGCGTTGCGGCGGTTCTCACGGTCAATGTCTTCGGCGTTGTGGAAGACGGGCTGGTGGTAGTGAGCTTCGTAGTTGACGGTCTGCGCCTGCGCCTGTGTGCCCTGGTCGCTGCCCTCCGGCAGCCGGAACGCGCGGGCGGTCGGTGCGGCGTCCCGGAACGCACGGACGCGCGCGGCGGGGATGACGGCCTCACCGGGAGACAGCAGCGCGTGGATCACATCGCCCGCGCCCGCCGGCCCCGGCACGATGCCGCCTTCGGCGAAGTGGAACAGGCTGCCGATGCTGCCGAAGATCGAGGAGATGCCGCTGACCGCCGCGCCCGCGCCCGCGCCGAACAGTGGACCGGCCAGGAGGGAGGCGATGCCGAGGCCCGTCCCGATGTCCCCGGCGACGCCGCTGTCCGCGCCGGCGACGCCGCCCGGCTTGACGCCCGGCTTGCCCGTGGTCCCGGCGACGACCAGGTTGGCGACGTGCATGGTGTCCACGACCCGCGCGTCGCCCGTCCTGCCCTTGTCTCCCAGCAGTGGCCCCAGGATGCCGGTGATGCTGCCCAGCGCCCCGCCTGTCGCGGATGCGCCCCCGGCACTCTTAGGATCAGACTTCGCCTGGCTGGGGTCGGCCAGGCTGCCCGGCGTCCGCTTTTTGTGTCCGCCCACGATGTTCCCCAGCGCGTCCGTCCCGGCCCCCAGCAGGCCCTCCAGGCCGTGCGTGACCTCCTTCTGCACGACGTTCCCCAATGCGCCCTCGGCGGCGCTGGCGATGTCCGCCCAGAACGCCTTGCCGATGTTTTTGCGGTCCTTCGGATTGAGCAGGGCGTGGACAACGCCCGAGGACGCCCGGCCCGCGCCCGCCGACAGCTCGCCCATGAACTCGTCCACGATGCCCGACCGTTTCAAGGTCGAGGCGATCCGCTCGGTGATCTTCTTGTCGGCGTCGCCGGTGACGCCCGCCGCCCGGTAGACCGGATCGGCGTCCACGGACTTCTTCAGGCCGTCCAGCGCGCGCTTGCGGTCGCGGGGGTCGTGCAGGGTGTCAATGCTCGTGAAGCTGCGATCCAGCATCCCGTCCAGGATGGACTTCGCCGCCGCCGTCGCCGAGGCCAGCTCGCCCGCCGTCATGTTCGGGCGCTCGTCGTTGATCCGGGAGACCGCCTCGCGCGGCGACAGGCGGAGCTGCTCGGTCAGGTCCCGGATCGCCGTCCCGTACTCGCCCCGTGCCGACGCCTGTTCCTCGCGGTTGGCGCGGGCGTCGGTCGTCAGCGCCTTCAGGGCGTCCAGCGCGGCGGTGATCGCGGCTGGGTCATTGGCAACCATCCCGCCGGCAAGGGAACGCTGGGCGGCGTCGGCGTCCCGGCGCAAGCCGAGCTTGTCCTGCTCGTCCTGTTTCTGCTGGCGCATTAGCCCCGCCGCCGCCGGGTCCGGTTCGACGCCGATCATCAGGTCATACGCCTGGGCCAGCTTCGCCATCTTCGCGGTCAGGTCGTCGGTCAGGCCCGCCTCGGTCCGCAGTCGGTCGGCGCGGGTCGAGATGGCGGCGTTGGCCGCTTCCCGCTCCTGCGTGCCGAACGCGATGTTCTCCGCGCCGACGGCAGTGCCGTAATTCTCGTTGATCCGCCTGGCGGCGGCGTTGCTCTGAGTTTCGAGGCCGGGCCGCGTGTCCGGGGTCGCCCGGTCCAGGAGGGGCCTGTATTTGGCGTCGCTGTCGAGGAGCGCCATGCGTCGGGTCGCATTCAGCTCCTTCAATTTCGCCTGATGAATCTCTTCCCGCAAAGGCTGGCGTTCAGCCTCGATTTGAGCCGCCGCGAGGAGCGCGTCTTGTTCCGCCTGAGAAGCCGCCGCCTGCTCTCTTTGGAGTGTCAAAAGCCGTTGACTGGCTTCGATGCGCCGCGTGTCTACCTCTGCCGTCTTGGTCGCCAGATCGCCCATGACCCTTAGCTCCTGCGTCTGTTCGCCTGAGACCAATGCCTGGCGCTGGGTCTGCCTCCCCGGCGTGTTGGGGATGTCGGCCAGCGTGTGTTTGAGGGTCGCCCGTAGGAGTTCCATCTGTGCCTGGGCCTGGGTCTTGTAGGCGGCCAGGAGCGCGTCGGCGTTCTTCGGGTCGGTCGAGACGGCGGCGAGGGCTTCCAGCCGGGAGACCGCTTGATTGGCCGATTCAAGGCGCCCGTTGAGGACGTTGACGGCGAGGTCGGCGGCGGCCTTGCGGTGATCTTCCGCCGTCCCGCCCGCCTGTTCCTCCAGCGCCTTGATGTCCTTCGCGGCGGAAGCAAGGATGTCACGGCGCTTGCGCTCAAAGGCGACCCCGTTGGGCGCCGTTTCGGGGTCTTTCACAGCGTCGGCCTTCGCCCTGTTCGCCCTGGCTTCCTCGATCTCGCGGGTCGCCTGTGTGTGGCGCAGGGACTCGGCGGCGGCGAGATAATGAACGCTTTTGGTGTCCTCGAAGGCTTTGGTCGCCTGCTCGTAGGCGCGTTTGGCGTCGTCCGCCGCCAGTCCCGCCTTCTCCACCAGGGCGGCCGCCGCCGACTTATCCGGCCCGGCGTCGCCGAACGTGCCGCCGTTGTATTTGGTGGGGGGTAGCCCGCCTTGCGCTGCGGTCGGCCCCGTCACGCCGGGCAGGTGAAACGCGACCTGGTGGCCGTGAAACTCCGCCGCAATGCGGGACAGATCGCGGTCGGCCCGGACGCGCCAGCGGCCCTTGCCCTGGCCCGCCTCGGTGTTCTCGACGACCTTCTGCTCGCCCCGATCGTTGACATAGGTGGAAACGAAGTGTTGCGCCCCATGATGCCCGAAGTAGATCACGGTGCCATTCGGATAACGCGGTGCGCCGTGGCTGTCCACGCCGTCGCTCTTGACTACGTTCTTGCCCTTCAAGGCGGCATTGGCCGCGCTCTGGATGTTGCCGACCATGCCGAACGCCGACGCGCCCTTGCGGATGAACTCGCCGCACTGCACCGAAGCATCGTGGAACTGTCCGACGGCTTTGAGGAGAGGGACCTGATACGGCGCGAGCTGGTCTGCATGGGTGTCCGCCATCCGGTTCGCGGCGTTGGCCGAGGGCGTCTGCGCGTGGAGGGCGTTCGTCACTTTCGCCAGGTCCGGCAGGAGCGCGTTGAGACGGGCCTGCGCCCCGGCCATCGTCCGGTAGCTGTTGTTGGCCGTGTCGTAGCCACTGTCGCCGAGCTGACTCCGCAGGCTGGCATCGCGGACGATCTTCATGTCCTGGGCGTTCTGGCCCGGCAGCGGCTTGATCTGGCCCGCGACGAGCATCGCGCTTTTGAGGTCGCCGCTCTCGCGTCCGAGGTCGTTCTTGGTGGCGATCAGCGCGTCCCGATTGGTGCCGGCTTTGAGCGCTTTGAGCTTGTCGGCGTAGGCCATCGCGGAGTTCGCGGCCTGGTCCTCCGACCGCTTCACGTCGTCCCAATCATTCTTCAAAGCGATCAGCTCGACGCCGAGGGCCGCGATCCCGACAACGACGGCCGCGCCCGGCCCGAAGGCGAGCAGGCCCGCCGCGCCCGCCTCCCCTTCCGCCGCGCCAAGCGCCCCGAACCAGATCTTGGCTAGACTTAACGCCTCCATCAGATCACGGATGCCGAAAGCCGTTTTCGTCAGCAATCCAACACCGAGTGCGAGGGCCGCCGTGAATGCCAGGGCATGAACGATGGCTTGCTGCTGCTCAGGAGTCAGCTTATTAAACGCCTCGGCAACCGCAGTGGCCTCGCGGCCAAGCTCTCGAAAAGTGGGGAGCAGCTTTTCACCGACGCTTATGGCAAGCCGCTCGTACTCTTGCTTCACCTTGTCCGCCTGGAACGCCGCGCCTTTCGCCTGCTCCTGGGCGGCGGCCTGGGTTGCCCCCAGCCCGTCAGTGGCGTGTGCCATATGATCGAGCATGGCCGTGTAGTCCTGCCCGTTATTCTTGGACAGGGCAAGGTATCCGATGAAACTCTCTAGGCGCGGAAAAACGTGCCGGAGGGCGTCATCGTGGCCCCGAGTCTTCTCGATCACATTCTTGAGCGCACCGGTCAGACCTTCCGCCCGGACCGCCGCCATGCCATGAACGATGCCGAGTTTGTCCATCTCTTTGGCGGCCTGGGGACTATTCGTGTTGAGCTGAATGAGGAGTTGATTGAGTTCCGTGGAAGCCTCGCCCGCGCTGATGCCTTGCAGGGTCATCGTGGCAAGCGCCGCGCTGACTTCGGGGAGGGTCACGCCCATCTTCGCGGCCAGAGGGAGTACCGGCCCGATCTGGCTGGCAAGCTCCTCGAAAGTGTTCTTCCCGAAATTGACTTCCTGGAAAAGAACGTCCATTGCCTGAGAGGCCGAAGTGACGCCGCCGATGCCGGATTGAAGTACGGAAGTCATCACCTTCGTCGCTGTGAGCGTGTCGGTCATGCCCGCGCCCGCGCCTACCGCCGAGACCCGCAGTAGGTCGAGGGCCTGCTTGCCCGAATAGCCCGACGAAACGATGTCGTACAGACCTTTGGCGAGGTCGGCGGGCATCTGCCGGACGAGAGGGTCCTTGCTGATGTCCAGAACGGAATCATGCAGCTTTTTGAACTCGGCCTCGGAGACCTTTGCCAGCGAGTTGACGTTCCGCAGGTCCTGGTCGAAGTTGGACATCGGGCCGAACGTGGCCCCCAGCCCAACAAGCACGGCGGCCCCGCCAGTCGTCGCGGCACCCGCCGCTTGACCCGCTATCTGTCGCCGCCGACTCCCGACATCTTTCTCGTCCCGTGCCAGCCAGCTCATGTCACGGTTAATGCGATTGTCGGCGGAGACTAGGGCGCGGTCGGCGGCGCGGGCCTGCACGGCTGTCTTACGCTCAAAAGCCGCAGTTGCTTTTGCGGCAGCCGCAGCCTCGGCCCCCAGGCTTTCCGCCGTGATCCGGGAGGCTTTGGCGACGTTGGCCGACGCCTGGGCATGGAGGAGCTGGGCACGGGAGGCGGAGACGGCCGCGCGCTCCACCGTCTGCACGGCGTGGGCCAGGCCCAGTGTGGCCGTCGAGGCGACCCGTGCCTCGGCGGCGATGGCTTTGTTTGCCGTCGTGGATTGGCGGGCGAAGTCGGCGACGGCCGCCTTGGCGACGGCGGAATCAAAGAGTACACGGATCCTTACTTCTGAGCCGGGCATGATGTTTTCCTTTGTGACGCATTATTTGACGTCAAATACTTGCTTGTTTTCAGTCTTCGTCCCACTCCAGGTAGCGCCGCGTGACTGCCCACGCCTCGCGCCACCCGAAGACGACGACGGCCATGTAGCCGCGCGCCGCCAGCCGGTCCAGCCATCCGCGCTGCTCCGCCGACACGTCCGAGATCGCGCCGGCGGGTCGCTTCATCTCCAAGAAGCAGCCAGCGTAACGGATGCCGGCGACCTCGCGTGGCACGGCGATCAGCAGGTCCGGGACGCCCGCCCGCCGGCCCGTCTCCTTGAGCGTCTGCCCGACAATCGGGCCGGCGGCGTTCGCGTTCGGGATGCTGAAGATGCAGTCGGCACCGGGGAGATCCCGCGCGATCGCGGCATCCACCTCGGCGACATAGGCAGCCTGCTCCGCGTCCTCGATTCGCACGTTGCGGCGGCGGGCGCGGGCCTGATCCTGCGACCGGCCGCCGTCTTCCGGGGCACTAGTGCCCGATGGCGGGCCGGTCGGCTCTTGTGGCAACCGGGGTGGGGCCACCGGACGGGCGGTCCTGCCGCTTCCGCGCGGGTAGTTCACTTGGGCGCTCACTCGGCCCGTGCCAGGACGTAGCCGCCAGCGTTCAGATCGTTCTCAATGCGCCGCTCCTGCTGCTGAAGGCGGACGATCACGCGCTTGGTTTCCTCCTCGGTATGGCCGCGCGACTTCATCTCAGCGACGATCTGGCCGTACTTGACCGGGCCGGCCTGAGTCACGAAAAGGAGCAGATCGTGCGCGCAGGAGGCAACAATTACCTCATCAGGAGCGCCGGGTTTTACTACACTTCCTACACTTCCGTTGCTGTTTTCAGACAAACCCTTGTGAGGCATTTCTTGACTCAGGCGACTTTGTTCTAAAATAGGGCTTGAAGTGTAGGAAGTGTAGTAACTTTGCCGCGTTCCCTTCAGCTCCCACCCTCGTTTCTTGTCGATCCAAGTCTCTTCCAGCCCGGCACTTCGACAAGCCTGTGTCCAAAGCTGCGGTCCAATCGGCTTCCGCACTCCTTCCGCCAGGCACCACGCCTCATACAGCCGGCGAAGATCAGGCCGCGTCATCCCCTTCCGAAGTTCGGCCTCATCAACCGTCTCCCAGAAGGGCGTCAGCGTGTCGGTGTCTTTCCAGAACTGCGCGGTCGCAATCTGGACACGCATGGCCTTGTAGAGAGACTGAGAAGCATACAGCCGCGCCAGGCCGGAGAGCGCCCATGCGGCGAACTCCCTTACCAGGGCGCTTTCGGGATTGCGGCGGACCTCCTCGATGCGCGCGCCTTCGCTGAAGATGAGCCGGTCGGGATGCGCGGGGTCGTCTCCCTCCAGGCGGTGATTGCAAGGCAGCGCGAGCACCCGGTCCCGGAGGGCGTCGTCGTAGGCGTTCATGGCCGGCGGGTCGTTGGCCGTCATCAGCAGGACATGGGTGGGGCGCCCGGTGAAGGCTTCCTTGTAGTTAAAGCGGACCGGATAGGAGTCGCCGCCGGAGAGCGTCTTCAGCAGATCGGCGTCAATGCGCTGGTGGCCGGCCTCGGCACACACGACCAGGCGCTTGCCCCAGAGCGACGCGCCCAGCCGCTCGCGCGGCGCGTCGTTGCTGAGGAGCTTGGTATCAATCGAGGCCGCCCCCTCGCCCAGAACGGCCGTCAGTAGCTCGGCAAGGGTGCTCTTGCCCGTCCCCTTGCCGCCATACGCCCAGGGCAGGATGCGCAGGTGAGAGGCACCGGAGAGCGCATAGCCGGCGACTTCCTGCAAGGTGCGCGCGTAGTCGATTTCGCCGCCTGTGATCCGCTCCAGGACAGCAGCCCACTCCCCTCCCCCGGCGGGCGGCGCCTCGGCTTCCGGGGACTCAATACGGACCGGGCAGAGGTTCAGCAGGTAGTCTTCAGGCTGATGGGAGCGCCACTGGCCTTTGTGCCACACGCCGTTTGCAAAGCCGATCAGCCAGGCGCGCGGCTCGAACAGTTTGACGTCGGCGGCCAGCGGCGACCTCGCGAGGATCATCGCCCGCTGCGCGAACGGCTCGGACTCGACCACCTTGACGTGCCGCAGGTGTGCCCTGGCCGCCCGCTCCAGGGCCGCCGCATCCTCCGTGCGCCCCTGCTGAATGGCTTCCGACACGAGCCGGAACAGGAACGCGGCTTCTTCGCGGACCTTCCTGGAGAGGGTGACAAAGAGGGCAGCCGTCCGGCTCCCCTCCCGATCATCGGCCTCCCAGTGAGCGCCGCCCCAGTGGAGCCAGCCAAGTCCCTGGCAATAACACAGGTTCACGCGGAAGGCCTGGGCGGCGCGGAAAGAGAGCGCCGCGTCGGAGTCGGGGGCCTGTGTCTCTATCCCGAGGATCTGGGCGATCTGGTAAGGCGCATACTCCGGCAGCCCTTTGTCTGTACGCCCCGCCGGGGAGGGGACAGTCCCCGGCGTCCAGTCGGGCACGGGCTTTGCGAGCTGAACGAGCTGCGGGGTGTCGCCGCCCGCCGCCAGCCAGTCGGACACGTCGCCCTTCTCCGGCAGGCCCGGCAGAGCGACGATGCGGACGCGCGAGGCCGTCCCATGAAGAGAAGCGGCGACGCGCTGGGCGTGGCCCCGGCCCTCGTCATCGTTATCGGGGAGGATCACGACGTTCGCGCTGGCCAGGGACTGACTGTATTCGTCCAGCCACTTGTTCTTGCTGGCCCCCATTGGGTTACAGGTGGCGGCCATTCCTAGGGCACGGAGAGCGTCCGCGTCCTTTTCGCCCTCCGCGATCCAGACCGTCTTTTTGTCGCGGACGGCCGCCAGCACTTCCGGCAGATGGTACAGAACGCGGCGGACGCTTTTGAGCGACCAGACCCAGGTGCCGCCCGTTGCCGCATGGCGCTGCCGGAACTCCTTCGGCGATCCCGGCGGCGTCTTGAGCCGCACGACCTGAAACAGCAGCTTCCCGGCCTCGTCGGTGTAGTCATAAGCCTGGGCGATGTCCAGCCTCGACGGCGGACCGGCGCTCCGCCGGTCCCCAGTTCGGCCTGCCGCCCCGGGAGAAGGCCTGGCGCTCTCGGCAACGCCGGCCCACGCCGCGACTGCGGCCAGGGCCTCCGGGAAGTCCAGCCCTTCTTTGCGCTTCAGGAATTCGAATACATCCCCGCCGACGTCGCCGCATTCGCTGAAGCAGTGCCATAGCCCACTTTCCGGGTTGACGGCAAAGCTATCCCGCTGGCCGTTGTGTACGGGGCAGGGGCCGCGCAGCTCGCCGCCGGCGGACTTCAGGGCGGCGTACTGACCGTAGAACTCGGCGAAGCGGCCTGTGAGGGCGGCCAGCACGGCGTCTTTGTCAGGCCCGTGTGAAGACCTGGGCATCAGTTACGGCCCTCCCCGCGCCCGTAGGAGCGGGCCTGGCCTGCGATCTGGTGCTGCTGCACGACCCGGTAGATGTCAGCGAGGATCTGCGGCGAGAACTCCATCGTCGCCCGTCCATTCCGCTCCGTATCAAATGGGGCGATCTGTGCTTCCAGGAACCACTCGCCGGCATCCTGTGCAACGCAGACGGCGGCGATGAAGCCGCCGAAAAGCCGCACGGCCCCATGCCCATGTGTTCGCGGCCTTCCAGTGTGGGAGTTCTTCATGCCGGGGGCCGCCGTGAGTTCGTAGCTCAGCGTCTCGCAGCGGGGGTTGTCGCGGACCGGAAGGCGACGCAGCTCTTCGACCGGGTAGCGGTGGTAGGAATAGGGGGATTGTGTTTTTGGGCTTCCTGTGCTATAATCCATCTCGGCTTCTCCATACAGGTCTCCACCATTGCTTGCCGGCGTGGGTGGGGGCCTGGCTCCTTTTTGAATTCGATGCTCACAAAAGACGAAGCGCCCGAACACAGGGACCAAGTGTGTTCGGGCGCTTTATTCTTGTCTGGAGGGCTGTGGCGACGGGCGGCGCATTTTCAGCACAGACAAGAAGCCTGACCTCGCTCCATACTTGGTTATGGGGAGCGTAAGCCGATGATGATTGAAAAAACGTTGGGGGAGTGGTAAAATAGGAGTCTTCTGCCCAGAAGACCCTGAACCACCCCTGGTTCTCCTCAGAGGCGCTTTTCGGCCACATCGGGCTGCTGCAAACAGCCCCGGCCGGAGGCGTCTTCTGTTTTGATGAAGGTACTATACCCATTTCATCGCTTTACGTCAACCAATAAGTTGATTTTACCTGAGCTGCTTCCGTTTTGCCTGTCTGGTCCGACATCGGACGCTACAGACAAGTTGATTCGTCCGCTGCACCAAGTATGGGAATGAGCAGACGGGGCAAAAAGCCACCTTTTGATCGTAGTCCTTCGTTAGAAGCTCCAGTGCCCCGCGCCTGATCCAGTGATTTGTTAGCATTCCCTCTCCGCCATAGCCGACAACTAAATCCCGCCGTGGCTTTGCGGGTTTTTTTTCGCTTAACCGATCCTGATTTAGATAAAGCACTATCGGCTTCATCTTGAGGAACTCCAAGTTCCAATCATGGAGAAGTCTCGCATCCTTTTCACTGGTGCCGAAGAGGGTATTGGACGACAAGATGATTTCGTCAGGCGGCGCTTTCGCGATGTTGTTCAGAAGGTGCAACGTCATGCATCGCAGTTTGTTTAATTCCTTGATTTCTTCCAAATACAAGTCACCTAGTGGCTTTCCGAGACCTTCTATACTTTCTACCGTGGGTCGCCTCATCAGTTTCAACTGTCTTAGATTTTCCGCCCGAACAGTCTGGGTATCGCGTGGGGCCTTCATTTCCTGCTGATCTACTTGCCAGATGAACGCTTCTAGCTCATTCGTCTCAACCTGTGCAACGCGAGTAAGCAATGGCACGTTCGCATCTCTTGGCCCAAACAAAGCCATACGTCTATTCCTTCCGACCCATCAGCCGTGCCCAGAAACTTACTGGCTTACTTTCTGCCAGCTTACTTTCTGCCGGTGCCGCCGTAGTGCGTTTGACTTCCGCTCCGTCCTGAACCAGTGCGCCCGTCTCCGTGTCATCTGGAGGTACTGGTGGCATCTGCGGCGCCGAGTTCTGTCCTACATCCGATGCCTTTGTCGCTGAGGCTTCCACATCTGGGGCTGGCAAAGACCGCAGGGCCTGTTCCCGCGCGAGGTTCGCCTGCGCCATCTCCAGCAGCCGGTACAGCCGCTCCTTGTCCGCCCGCAGCTCGGCGTTCATTGCCTCCAGATCCATGATCCGGGCCTGATAGACGATGGCCGGCAGTGTCACCGCTGACACCGTATCCTCCGGGAGAACGGTGTCAGCGTCACCGTCTGTCACCGTTCCGCTGGCGTTGTCAGCGTCCTTGCCGGTGTTCCTGTCACCGCTGGCGGCATCGTTGTCAGTGTCCTCGCCTGCGTCGGCGACGTTCTCACCCGTCCCGCTCCCTTTCGCTCCTTCTGCCTTCTCCTGAGATAGAGACTGAACCGAGGGAGGCGGCTGCATCCGGGCGATCTCTTCCACCATGTCCGGCGGGAGCAACGTTGTCAGCCGTCGCCCTGTCACCGTTTGCCGGTGCTGTGTCACCGTTCTGGCGGCGAAGTTGTCACTCTTCAGCAGGCGGTACAGAGTCCGCTCGGAGACACCGATTTTGGCGGCGGCCTCGGGGATGGTCAATAGGTGCTCAGGCGCGTGTTCCTCATCTGTTCCTGCGGCTGCTGTCCCTATGGCCCTTCCCCTGCCTTCTGTCATAGGCTCTGTCATAAAGGCAGATATTCCACCCGATTGGCGAAGTCGGCCAAATCGCCGGCGCCTGCGATCACTTCCAGGTCTTCGATAGCCTGGCCGACACTCACCCGCAGGATGTGCCCATAGACCACGCCGACGAATGCCTCCCCGTTCTCCTGCCGCTTCTTCGCCTCCCGGAGCAGATCGTCGTCCTGGCTGAACAGGAGCCGGGAAAGCGCCGTCGCCCGGTCCAGGACCTCCGGGTCGGGGATGCCGGTTCGTTCGTCTTCGACTACGGTCAGTACGTCCACCCCGCGCCGGCGCAGCCCGCTGACGATCTGCCCGAGGACGTTTTCGTCCGTGTAGAGAGCGAGGCTCATTCGTAACCCTTCACGCGGCGCGTCCTGCTGGCAGCCGCCCCTCAGACCGCAACCGGGCAGCGAGCGGCGACGGTCCGGCCTCTAGGCGCTCCTGGTCAGCGAATGTCAGGGACGCGGCGATCTGGGCATCCATGGCGTCTTTGTGGCCGTAGTAGAAGGCAAGGGCCGCATAGACTTGGTGCTGCGACAGATGCGGATGGGCCTCGGCGATCTGTTCGGGTGTCAGGCCAAGTCTCGTATGCTCCATCGCAATCTGGGAAACCTTGATGCGTGAATTGGCGAGGCGCGCGATGCTCTCTTCATCTACTGTGACCACTTTGTTTTCTTCCTGGTCAGCCTGCAATCCGGCGAGTTCGTCTAACCGCTTTCCATTTTGCCCCAGTACGCCTTCATCAAAAGCCTTCAGGGTTAACCACACTTCATTCAGGATGTCCTGCTCAATGGGGTCAAGAGTAATGCTGCTTTTGGGGAGAAGGAGCATCGTCTTCATTTGGATGAAGAACCCGAGGCCATCAAGCCCCCGTTCCCTGGCCGCGTCGTTGATCTTGGCCCTCAGAGGCGCGGGAAGCGCGTTGAGTTGGTCCCTGACTTCATCTGGCAGGTTGATCTTGAGTACAAGAGTTGCCATTAGATAGTCCTTTCTGATGTCCCGCTGGGCACCATCCCCAGCCTCTCGCCAAGTCGCTTCTCCGCGCGCTTCAGGTAAGAGCGGCAGGCTTGGCGGATGACCTCGCTGCGGCTGTCCAGCCCCTCGGCCTCTGTGGCGGCGTCGAGGGCTGTCACCAGGTCCGGCGGGAGCTGCACGGTGATCGGGTCGTACTGCGGCCCGCGCGGGCTGCGCTTCCTCGGGCGGCCAGGGCGGCGCTCCTTCTGGATCGTCTCGTTCATGCCTCGTACCTCTCGGTTCCCTTCTCCCTCATGCCAGCCCCTGACTCTCTGCCCAGCGCAGGAAGCCCCGGCAGTCCGCCGGCTCATAGAAGTATGAGCCGCCTTGCTCAGTGTCGGAACACCACACCGACCAGGCGCTCTCCCCCTCGTCCGTGTCGTCCGCCTCCACGCAGCGGCGCGTGTCGAAGCCCAGGGCGACCAGCTTGCCCGCCCAGACGCCAGCCTGACGCTTGCTCAAGCCCCATCCCCATGCAACAGTGCCGAGAGGAGCTGCGTGGCCTTACCTTGCAGGTCCTCCCGGTTGTCGTCGTAGCGCTGCAAGGTCCGCACGTCGGCGTGTCGGGAGAGCCGCTGGGCGGTCCGCACGTCGCCGCCGGTCGCGTCCAGGCAAGCGGTGATCGCCATGTGCCGGAGCGCGTGGGGGTGCAGGTCCTTCCCCAGCACCCGCCGGCCGTACTCATTGACGACGTGCAGCAGGCCGCGCCCGGTCAGCCGCGCCCCGCCGTCCGAGAACCGGGCCAGGTTGCAGAACAAGGGGGCGTCCGCCGAAGGGCTATGGCGGGCCGCCAGGTACACGCTGATCGCCGCCACGGTCGCGGGGGAAAGCGTCACCGGCTCCTTCTGGCTGCCCCGGCCTTTGCCCAGGATCAGCAGCCGGCTCTCGGCGGGCCGGAAGTCGCCCACGTCGCACTTGTGGATCTCGCCGCGCCGCAGGGCGTTCTCGCACAGCAGCATTAGCAGCGCCCGGTCCCGCAGGCCGCGCAGGGTGGACGTATCCGGCGCGGCCAGCAGCCGGCGGGCCTCAGACAGCGCGGGGCCGCGCGTGTCCCGGTAGCTCCACGTCTTCTCCCCTGTTACCAGGCCGGCGGGGTCGGCGCCCATGGCCCCCAGGCGCCGGGCCATGCGGAGCAGCGAGCGGACGGCGGACAGGCGGCGGTTGACGGTGGACTCGGCCAGGCCGCGCCCCTGCAAATGCCCCTTGTAGCCATTTAGGGCCAAGGCCAGCGGGCCGGACGGGAGCGCGCAGAAGCTGGCGAGGCTCGCCGGCGTAACCGTTTCGCCGGTGTGGAAGGCGAAGAAGTCGCGCAGGTCGGCCTCGTAGGCGCGGCGGGTGTCGGCGCTCCGGGTGTCGGCCAGCAAAAGGCGAAGAGCCTCCGACGCCGGGTTTGTGGCTTCGCCTATTTCGCTAGGCGCCTGGGAGGAAGGGTATGGTTTCGAGAGTGAATCCATTCGCGATTGTGCCTTCCAGCCCCTCGATGACCTTACCGATCAGCACATGCGAAGGCTGATTTGGGTCCGGCTGAGGGGTGATATGTCGCGCCAGGGCTTTAAGAAAACTTTGAGCATCCTCTGCCCCGACGATGACGGGAGAGCCATCTTCCGGGCTATAATTAGCGAGTGCCGGTTTCCATCCAGCCTGCTTGGCGAAGTCTTGCAGTTGTGTCCATTCGGCAGGCTCCTGAAAGCTGAGAAGATGAACCCCGGCTTTTCCCCTGATAATTATCCTCATCTATTTTGATCTCCCTTGAGTGGCCCTCATGTCTGCCTTCTCTATCTCAGTATAGCCGTTATCAATACCGTTGTCAACAGCGCGGGCGGTAACATTTATACTGCCGATAATGCGGATTTCAGGAAGTATAACCAGGGATGAAAGGCTGCGCTGGTTTCTCCTGCGCGGGCACACGCGCGGGCACGCGCGAGGGGGCGGGCCAGGATCGTCCCCGCAGCAGTATTTGACGTCAAATAACGGCGTTGAAATAGTGGCCTTGTCAGAGGCTGCCGACGGGGATCTCGTCGGCAGCCTCAGCCTGGCGAAATAGGCTAAAAAAGCTAAAAAAGTCCCCCCGCAGCGGCATAAAAAAGTGAAAGAAGTCGCCCGCTGGCTGAGACCGCTGCCACCACGAAAAACCCGAAAAAGCCGAAGGCTCAGGCATCAGGCTCAGAAGAAGGCATACAAGAGAAGGCATACAAGAGAAGGCATACAAGAGAAGGCATACAAGAGAAGGCACACACGGCTGGGCTGATCGCTCAGTCCCGGTCCCGCCCTGGCGGTCCGTACACGTCCAGCTCGTTCTCCACCTCCATCGGCTTTTACCCTTTCGGTTAAAGCCGCTTCCAACGCGCGAGCGCATCGGCGGGGCTGTCCGGGTCGTGCAGCGGGCGCGGAAGAGCAAAGGCAATCAGCGACATCGCCACGAGCGCCACCAGAGCGGCGAAGGAAAAGGTGGGGGCGTGGGCCGCCGACCACCCGTAGCAGGCTGCTAGTCCGAGCGCCGCCAGCCACACGTCGGCGATCCGCTGGAAGAGGCGGCAGGCCAAGTGCAGACTGACGAGAGCGCCGCTGCCGAGCCAGAACGCGGACGGCCACGCGCCAACCCAGCCGAGGAGCGGGATGTGAACCAGCGCGTAGCCGGTCCAGGCGTAGGGAAACAGATCAAAGCACAGATGCACGGCCGTCGCCAGCAGGAACCCCATGAGGGGCAGCCGCAGGCGCGGGTCGGCTTGCTTGCCGAGGACGTGCCCTCTCAGCGTCAGGAACAGGATCAGGGGCAGAAGGGCGCTGTGCGTCAGCAGCGACCGATGGACGATGAGGGGCCGCCAGTAGAAGGACTGGTCGAAGTCGGGCAGCTTCAGTCCGATGAAGGCGCCGAGCACGAAGAGAAAGAGGCCGGCAATGTAGATCATGGGTTTTTTCTTCTTGCGGTGAAATCAGAAGGGCAGGCGGCAGCGTGAAGAGTTCAGCCCCGAGAAGAGTTCAGCCCCCGAGCAACTTCTTCGCATCCTCTAACGCCGGCGACCCCCTGCCTGCTCTCCTGCCAGACGCGCCTGACTTTTGGCGGTCGGAGACAGGCCGGCTGCTATCGCGCAGAACAGAGTCGAAGGAAGCCGCCGCCTCGTGTTCTCGCGCGGCCCGCCCGGCGGGACTTTCCAGGTAGATCACCTTCGCCTGCTCGTAGACCTCAGCCGCTCCGAAGTGTTCGGCGAAGTTTCGCAGGGCGTGGATCAGTTCCTCCCGCTCCCTCAACCGCTCCTGCTCCTCACTCATTGGCTGGCTCCTCACTCATTGGCTTCATGCTCCGCTGCCCGCCGATCCGCGCCGGTCGGTCTGGCCGGCATCCCGGCGGGCCGGTTCGCCCCGGCGTCGTCCATGCCAAGGCCGGCGATGATCGCGCTGTCGTGCATGCCGTGGAGAAGCTGATCGGCGGCCATCGTCTGCCCGCATGCGATCAGCCGGCGGACCTCCCGCACATCCACGAGTGTCTGCGCGGCGAAGGCCCGCCAGCGGTCGAGTTGTTCCTGGGTGACGCTCATCGGTCAGCTTCCTTCCTCTCTTCTGCATCAGGGACGTACTCCAGCAGCTCCCCGATGCCGCAGCTAAAGTAACGGCAGAGAGTGTTGAGTGTCGGCGTCTCCACGCGCTCAAAGTTGGAGTTCATCAGGCGCACCAGCACGCCTTCGGACAGGCCTGTCTCGCCGGTGATGACTCTGTACGAGAGCTTGCGGCCCTCGTCCTCTTCCTTCTTCACGCGCAGGAACTTGAGCTTGCTGCGGATCATGGTTGTCTCCCTCCTCTGCTGACCTCCTATTATAGCACACCCTGTCAAGTGTAATGCCCCCGCTGACGGTAATAAAACTTTTCTTGCCGTAGGAAAAACACTTGACAACCCATGCAACAGAAGGTATAATACATCTAACAACGGGGGTAAAACCCATAACAGCAAAGGAAAACGATGATGAACACCGCCGAACTGACAGCCCTGCATACCGCGACACTGACAGCCATGAATGACGAAGACCGCCGAGGGCGCACACTGACGAACATCACGCGCCGAGCCGAAACCCTCTTCGCAGACGGCTACACGGTGGAGAGGAGCCGCGTGAACGGCCTCTTCTACGTCAGCGGGCCGCAGGGGCAGGAGTACCAAGTCAACATCGGGACGGCCATCGGCAACCACTGTGACTGCCCCGCGTTCTCCGAATACGAAACCTGCAAGCATTATCAGGCGGTAGACCTGATGCTCAAAGAGGCCGCGCAGTCCGAGGCCGCCGACCGGGAGAGCGAAGAGGCCGAGGAGGCCCGCAGCTTCTTCGACAGCTGCTACGAACTGGATTATGCTTAAACAGCCGAAGGGGGCGGGACGAACCAAAGGTTTCCAACGCCCCCAGCGCCCATTACCGAGACCTCAAAGGAGACAGCGACCATGCAAGACCTAGCCGACATCCTCACCCGCATCTTCACCGACGCCGCGCCCTGCTCCGGCTGCCGCCGGACCGTCCCCACCTTCCGCGACCGGGAGACGGGCCGCGCCTACTGCCTGCCCTGCCTGGAAGACGCCGTGGACGAGGCCCAGGCCGAGATGCTGGCCGAGCGGCAGGACATGGCGCTACTGGCCTGCCACAGCCGCCAGATCGCCGCCTAGGCCAACAAGGGGCTGGGTTGAAGCCCGGCCCCCACCGACCCCAAGAGGAATACCGACCATGCAAGCACTAATGCAGACCGAGCAAGAAATCATTGACGCAAACGAGGCGCTGGACTACCAGCACGAGGAGCAGGACGGACACGGCGACGGAATGATCGCGGTAGAGGAGGCCGAAGAATGTGAGGGCGAAGCCTTCTGCCCCACCGACGCGGCGGGCGTGGACTGGGTGCTCCGCAAAGTCAGCGCCGCCCGCGCCGAGGCGAAGCTGATCCGCGAGAACATGGAAGCGATGGCGCGCGCCTGTGAGCGCCGCGCCGAGGCCCTGGAATGGAAGTACGGCGGCCCAATCCAGACCTACCTTCGGGCCGAACTGGCAGAGAGCAAAGGCAGCAGCAAGAGCAAGCGCCTCCCGCACGGCGTCATCGGCTACCGGCCTTCCCCGAGCCGTTTAAGGATCGCGCCGGGCGGGGAGGCTGCCGCTGTCGCCTGGGCAAAAGAGCGCAGCCCGGAAGCCGTCTCCGAGCGCGTGGACACGGCTGCGCTCAGGGGACGGCTTCAAGGAAATGCAGCAGGGCAGGCTGTTGACGCCGAAACAGGCGAGTGTATGGAATGGGCGAGCGTGACGCCGGGAGAAGAAGTCTTCTACATCCGCTGAAACGTTGCCCCTTCCATAGCAGGAAGGGGCAGCCAACAAAAAGAGACCCCAACCGCCTGGCTGGGTCTCTTTGTCGGTCTCTACTCTTGAAGTGCTTACATTTACCGGAGGCGTTTCCGCAGTTCCACCAACTCTTCTCGAATGCCGGCTAGACTCTGCCGGTTTTCCTCTGCCGCCACGCGGGCTTGCTCCGCAATGGTTCGGGCGGTCTCCGCAATCACGCGGGACTTTGCTACCTCCGCCCGCGCCTCCTCGGCAGTCCGGCGCGCTCCCTCGGCTTCCTTACGAAGCTGTTCCACGATCCGCCTCTGCCCTTCGGTAATCTCGCGCTGGTCCTCCGCCACTTCCCGACTGTTCTCGCTGGACTTACGCCCGATTTCCTCACCGCGCCGCTTGATCTCGCCCGAGTAGCGCGAAGTCTCGCCATCTTCTCGCTTTTGCTCGGCGGTTTCTCGCTTCTTTTCGGCGTCTTCACGCTTCTCCTCCGCGCTACGGGGCGGCGGGTCCATGAACGGAACGTGGGCGATCTGGTCGTCAGGTTGGCTGTCGAGAGGTGTATCAGAAGGTGTATTCAAGTGGTGGCTCCTTCGCTCCGGGGTGAGAGGTTTGTAGGCATCCAGATCGGCATGGCCTCGGGCCACCCGCTCAATGTGAGCGGCGGGAGTTCAATGCTATCAAGAGAACAATCCCAGCGATTGCCAAAATAACGCCAAGAATGACGTAGGGCGTCCATAGAGGCAACGTGTAGGTAGTCCCTGCCAGAGTGAGGGTTGCGGTCGTGGACGTGGTCGGCGGCAAGAGAACAGTGTGCCTCATGAGGTCGCTTCCTTCTGCCCCTTCTTCGGCCTCCCCACCCTCTTCACGCCCTCTGGCTGCGTCCGCTGCTTGTAGGCGTCTAGGTCGGGGCGAGATACCAACTTTTGCTGATACTTCACGACGAATGGCAGCCGGCCCTCTGCAAGTGCAATGTGAACCGCGCTTCGTGTAACACCGAGTTCCGCCGCTGTCTGAGGCACAGTAAGTAGGTCTTCGTTTTCCACGTCATCACTGTACCAGGAAAACTTATCGTTGTCAAATTATTTTTCCATAAAACTTGACAACGATAAGTTTTTCTGGTACAATTACTGTGTCAGCAATAAAGAGACGGCCCCGGCGAGAACTAGTGATCCTCGCCGAAGCCTAGCTGAACAACCTAGTTGGGAGATTGTCCAGATGCCGCATTGTACCCTGCGTCAGCCCCGTTCTGACGCCCTCTCAAATGCCCTCTCTGATCGCCTGTGGGACCGTGATCAGCAGCGCCAGAGCAGCTACATTGCTGCCGAGGAGCATGCCCGCACCCGCACCGACCGGATCGCCAGCATCCTCGCTGGCTTCACCTTCACCCAAGACGAACAAAGTACGCTCTTCCGCGCCGGCCTCTGTGTCCAAGCCGGAATGCAGATTGTCAGCAAGAGCGACCCCCGTGACCGCTACCTCGTCACCTGCAAGCTCATGGATGGCACCGAAGAGTGGAGTGCCTGCTGTCCCCCGTTCCGACAGGAGCATGGTCCGCTGATGATTGCCGCCGTCCGGGCGCGGATCAGGGCCGCCCGCGTTCTGGCCGGGAAGGCGGCGAACTGATGCTCGCTCCTGAAACTCTTCCCAGGGCGCACCAAATCAAAGACGGCGACTGCTTCGGACGCTGGGTTGTGATCGGCCCCCGCGAGATGAGAAGACGCGGGCAATGGCAACGGAGCGCTTACCCTTGCCGATGCCTCTGTCCGCTCGCCACCGAGCGCGTCG